GAACGTATTATGACCTACCCGAATGAGTACGTTGATGAGTGGCAACAAAAATTTACATTCAAGTTATTGGATAGTTTCGGTTGGATATTCCACGAGGAGAAACAAATCTGGTATAAACCTGGTGTAAAGGATGAGAATGGTATATGGGATAAGATTAAGAATGACCCCAACAAACCAAGAAGAACCGAAAACAATAGACGTACAAGATATAAGAGAAGTGAGATTAGAAATATAATAACACCTGATACTTTACCAACAATAACAATATCACCAACGAGAGTAACATCAGGTATAACAACAGAGGTTGTTAATAGTATAATGTACGATTTTTTTATTAATCGTATTAAATTGAAGGAGTTATCAAAGAAATATAATTACGATAGTCAGATGATAAGTTACTATGTAGATAAAATATATAACTTATTTTAATGGTTTTTTTAAATGTCGGAACTATTTATATTAAAGATAGTAATAAAAGTAATCTTTTCCCCTACCAGTTTCTACTCCCATCTGGTAGGGTTTTTCACTAAATAAGATATGAACAGGATACGCAGACACCAAAATAAAATTCTTATTATGTTAGAACCAAAGATGAAAAGAATAATGGAAAAGTTGAAGAACGATGATGTAGATTATTACTTTGAACTTTGTAAAGAAGATAAGGAGTTGGTATCAAAACAAATAGCAACAACTGTGGTTAACGAAACCATAAACTTGATAAATAACTATACAAGGGAAGAATTGGGAACAATCCTTGAACTATCTATCAAGAACCTTCAATCCCTTTTGGCACAATTTTTAGAACTTGAAATGTACTCACAGTGTCAAATGTTGAAGGATACCATATCATTAATAGAAGATGATTTGGAACAATATAGAATGAATGAAGACACTATTTCTTGATTGGTTACAAAATAACTACTTGGAATTACAAAACTTGGCACACAGAATAGACAACCAACACGGCGAAGAAGTATTACATTTTACATTAGAAAAATTCCTTACCAAAGATTACGAGTTTCTTGACAACCTTGACGACTTTGACAAATTGAAATATATGTCTAGGACGATGAGTCTTCAGGCGAAGAGTGAAACGTCCCAATATTACAGGGAAGTTAAACGATTTACTGTTTTGTCCAAAGATGTTATATTAGAGGAAGAAGGGCACAATGATGATGACGATGAGATAAACGAAATTAAAATTCTGTTTATTCAACAAGAACTTAAGAAAATCAATTGGTTTTCGTCACTACTCTTCCAAAAATATATTGAAACAGGTTATTCGGCACAGAAGTTAGCGGACCAATTATTAATTCCGTTATCTACTTGTCAATACCATATAAGGAAAGTTAAAACCCATATTAGAATACCGTCCGCTGACCGACATACATTATATTTCTACTATGACCAAAACTTTGGGACTGATACTCCCACTACTTGTGTTATGTGTTGGGAACAATTCGTCAAAGATAAATTAAGAGAAATATGGACAAAAAGGACTACCGAAAGTCAACCAAGTTAGAATTTGAAAATAGGGTTAAGGAATGTACCGAGAAGATTATCGGTGAACATCTTAACTACACAATGTTCTGTGATTGGTTTCAAGAACATTATGAAATGACCAAACATTCCGCACACAAATATTGGGTGAGAAGTTGGGATATTATCAAATCAAGATTTGCGTTGGAAACTGACCAACTGATAAATAAACAGTTATATCAATTATACGACCTATACAAAGAAGCAAAAGAAACAGGTGATTTTGGAACAAGTAGAAAAGTATTAGAAGATATTAGAAAGATACAAGGGATTGATACACCTGATAAAATTAATATCAAACACGAAGGTAATATAACCGTTCAGTTTGGTGACGAGGAATAATATATACATATATATGAAATTAATCTTAGGGGATTGTTTAGAAAAATTGAAGGAGTTACCTGATAATAGTGTTGACAGTGTTATAACTGACCCACCTTATGGAATTGGATTTATGAACAAGGAATGGGATAATCCCGCAAAACACAGAGAACTTATTGAAAGAGAAAAGAAACGTAGTGAAGAAAGATTTGAGGATGGTAAGTCACCAGCAAAAGGTGGGTTCAGTAAAGGTGTTCAACCAGGATTGGCAATTGGTGGAGCAAAAGAAGGTAGATGGTTTCAAGAGTGGTGTGAGGAGTGGGGTAAAGAATGTCTAAGGGTATTAAAACCTGGTGGGTATCTATTATCATTCTCGGCACCACGAACGTACCACAGAATGACCACAGGATTTGAGGATGCAGGATTTGAAATAAGAGACCAAATTATGTGGGTATTTGGTTCAGGGTTTCCAAAATCATTAAACTTAGGTGATGGTATAGGTACAGCACTTAAACCAGCACACGAACCAATTGTTATGGCAAGAAAACCATTAAGTGAAAAGAATAACAAAGAGAACATATTAAAATGGGGAACTGGTGGAATTAATATTGATGATTGTAGAATTGAGTATAAGGATGACAAACCAACTAAAACTACAACCATAAGAGAAAATGAAGGTATTAGTTGGAATAAAGATTATATAAGAACAGAAGATTGGGAACCAAATGATACAGGTAGATGGCCAGCAAACATAATCTTTGATGATGATACAGAACAACCTTGGAGTAAATTCTTTTATTATCCTAAAGTAAATAAAAAGGATAGAGGTGATATGAACAATCATCCAACAGTTAAACCAACTGAGTTGATGTTATACTTAATCAAATTAGTAACACCAAAAGGTGGAACGGTCCTTGAACCTTTTATGGGGAGTGGTTCAACAGGTAAAGCGGCGGTAAGAGGTGGATACGATTTTATTGGAATTGAAAAGGAAGAAGAATATTATAATATATCAAAACAAAGAATAGAAAATGAGAGAAATTAAAGGAACGATTAACACAGAAGACCCACACGAACATTGGGGATTTTTACCTATTGATGGTGAAACAATACTTGACTTAGGATGTGGTATTAATAATAACGAACACTTACCAACACCAGTTTATTGGGTACAGAAAGGTGCTAAGATGGTGTATGGTGTGGACCCTGGTCAACAATCTTACGATTGGTTCAAACAAAATTTTGTTGTTAAGAACTTTATCAACATAATGGATTGGTGTGATAGACTTGAAAAGTTTGAGTTATACTTCAAAGCAACAAAACCATCAGTAGTTAAAATAGATGTGGAAGGTTCTGAGATTTTTCTTATGGGATTAAATCCTGAATTATTGGAAGGTGTAAGACATATTGGAATTGAATATCACAATTTGAGTTGTCTGTTAGCGTGTGAACACTTACTAAGAGATAATGGATATGAATTATCCTATTATAAGTTCAATCATTTAGATATTGACTATCAGGGTGTGCTACACGCCCATAAACGTAATGTTATCGTTAAAAAAAGACAGACACCACAAACACCAGATGAATTACACGCACAAGATATGGAAGATTGGTCCAATAATCTTGATGACTATCATAAGTTAAACAATTTATGAAAATAAAACTGTTTAAACCACATACCAAACAAAGAGAATGTATCAATCGTATTAATCAAACCAATGCGAAGTATATTGTTATTGATTGTGGTCGTCAGTTTGGTAAATCATTATTAGCACAAAACTTATTATTGAAGTGGTCATTAGAAACACCAGGTTCAGTTGGGTTTTGGGTATCACCAATCTATTCACAAGCAAAGAAAGTATTTGATGAATTAGTTAAGGCGTTAAAACCTACAGGACTAATTGCTACAACAAACAGAAGTGAGGTATGGGTTAAATTAAATAACGGTTCAACCATACATTTTAAATCAGGTGAGAAACCTGACAACCTAAGAGGTTACACATTAGATTATTTGGTGATGGATGAGGCGGCGTTTATGAGGGATGAGGTATGGAATGAAATATTAAGACCAGCCACTCTTGTAAAAGGTAAACACATCTTGTTTATATCCACACCAAAAGGAAAGAATTATTTTTATACATTATATAACAGAGGTATGTCAGCAGAATTTCCTGAGTACCTATCTTTAAAATACACATCATATGACACCCCATTTATTACGGAGGAAGAGATTAATGAAGCTAAAGTTACGTTACCTACTGACATTTTTAATCAGGAAATTATGGCAGAGTTTATTGACGATGGGGGTGAGGTTTTCAGAAATTATTCTGCCAGTCAAATTATTGAAAGGTGGACGGAACCAACCCAATCAGAAAGATACTTCGCAGGAATAGACTTAGGAAGACAGAACGACTTTACTGTGGTTACAATTGTAAACAACTTTGGACAGATATGTTACATCTACAGAGAACGTAGAAACAATTGGGTTAATATCGTTGATGAAATTGTAAGAGTATTACAGAGATATAACGCGAAGGCGTTGGTTGAGGTGAACAGTATTGGTGATGTAATATACGAACAGATACGAACTAAGTACCACAAGATAGAACCGTTTACTACTACATCAAGTAGTAAAGACGAGATAATAAACAACCTTATTGTACAGATTAACGACCAACAATTGACATTACCTACCAAAGACTTGTTTGAACCATTAGACACCGAATTAAGGGTGTTTACGTTTGAATATAGTACCAAGAGTAGAAAGGTAAAATACTTCGCACCACCAGGTTTCCACGATGACTGTATTATGTCCTTGGCTATGGCGGTGGAATGTAAAAAGACATTAGTAGGAAGAAAATACGTAGTAGTATGATAGAATATATAAGAGTTACGGTAGACGATATTGATTATGAACTACCACAAGAAATTACAGTAACCCATTATGGGGAATTGATGAGAAGAATGTCATTCTCTGAAACTGAGATTGAAAAGGCACACGATGTAATTTGTGTAATGTTGGGTATCCCATATACAATTATCAGAGAATTTGAAAAAGAAAAGATGGCTGAATTATCCATTTATATTCAAAATAGGATTAGTGAATGTGATTTACCATACGAACCTACCTTCAAATGGAAAGGAACCGAATATGGGGGTCTGGTGATGAATAAAATGAGTTTTGGTGAGTATATTGATATTGTTAGTCTTGTCAACGACCAAAATTCTATATATATGAATATTCACAAACTCTGTGCGATATTATATAGACCCATTCTAAATAAGACAAAAGAGAAATACACCATCAAAGAATATAACTTGGATGACCACGAAGAACTATCAGAGATATTCAAAGAA